GGTTGGAGGTTCTCTCATATCCTTTTGAGGTTTTTCCGTCTTTTCTTTTTCATCACATCCACAACCCTCACTCATGTTTGGATTGATTTCAATTTTGTTTTTCTTTTTAGAAACATCAATTACTTTTTGTTTCTCATTTTGCACTGATTGATCATCTACTTCAAAAATGAATTCTTCTCTCCAATTAGAGAACTCCTCTTTTTGTGTATTACCCTCTTTCTTTCGTCCTTCTTCTTCTTTTTTAGCTTGTCTTTTTTTCCAAGCATATTTACCAAGAGCAACTCCGGTTTTTGCAAGGCCGCCTACAATATTTCCAATATTACTTACAGTTGCAGACATATCGGAAGTATCTTTTTTACCACTACCAACTTTTGTTGGAGAACTCCAAGCAGCTTTAATATCATGTTTTAATTGGTTTTTTCTTGCTTTCTTTTCTGCAGCCAATCTTTTTTTCTCTTCTTCTTTTCTTCTCAATTGTTGAAGTTTTAATTTACCCGCAGTTCTTATAGTTTCAGCTCTTTCTGTACCAGTTTCACCACTTTTACCCCTTTTCCTATTTTTTGAGGTATTCTTCGCTTCTTTTTTTCTTTCTTCCTCAGATTTTTTAGGCGTTTCTTCTTGTTCTACAGAACCTTTTTTAGTTATTTTTAGAGTTGGATTTTTATTTGATTTTTTCAATTTTTCTACTCTTTCCTCATCTCCACTTAAAGCAGCTGAACCTAGTTGTTTTATCCTAACATCCTTTGCTTGGATTTTATACTTTTTTGATTGACTCTTACCTCCGGCAATAGTTCCAGAAATAGCTTCATCAAGGATTCTTTGAACTAAAGAAAGTTCCTCTTTAGTATCTTCCTTCTTCTCTGGAAGACCTTCATGTTTTGTCTTTGCAAAATCTCTTGCGGCTTTCTTACTCATACCTTCTGCTGCTTTTGCAACTTCAGGAGATGCAGGAGTTCCACCCTTCTTTGCAGCATAAACCATACCCATGAATCTCTGTTGTGCTCTACTTAGAGCCTTTTCTTCAATGTATTCTTCTTTAGTAAGTTCTCCAACTGCCTTTGCTTTACGAATCTTCTTAGGATCCTTCAACTTGCCACCAGGATACATATTCTCTTCATCATCATGATCATAATCAGGATCTACATTTGCACGATGTCTTGCTGCTCTCTCTGGAGATGCCTTATCATCATGAATACCTGCTCTGCGAAGAGGTGAAGTCTTTTCCGATTCTCTCTTATCCTTTTGCTTCTGACGACTTCTTTGTTGCTTGAAGTCTTTCATGGTCATGCCTTCATCAAGATCGTTTTCTTCTTTCTGAACACGAAACTTTCCACCGGTTTCCTTATGAGTATCAGAAAGTTCATCAGCTCTATCATGAGCATACTTTCTACTCTTTACTGGTTTGCCAATTTTCTTTTCAGTTTTTCCATCATGTGAACCATATACTTGATATGGCATTTCATCAAGTTGTTCAACCTCTTCTTTCTGAAACTCATGATAAAACGCAGCAGCTTCTCCATGTCTACCTTCTTTGGTAGATTTCTTACTCATATTAAGAAGTTCTTGTTTTGAATACTTATGTCCTTTCAAAATGGATGACATTTCATCTTTGGACATTCCTTTTTCCATTACATATTCAACATGTTCTGGGAATGGATTTCCAACGGTATGTTTTGCTTTCTTGGTTACTTCATCATGACCCTTGATGGAAAGTTGTTCTTTATCCGCATAAGAAGTTCCTGCAGACTTACCGAGTCTTCCTGGAGCCTTTGCAGATCTCTTACCTTCTTCTTTTCTACCAGACTTTTCTTCCGCTCTTTCTCTTGCAGCAGCTTTTCTCATCTCACGACGATACTCTTTATCCTCTTCAACCATTTCACCTTCCAGCTCATAGGATTGACGAAGTTGTTTCATGGCATCATTCAATGCATTATTTCTCTTCTGCATTCCATATGCAGCACCAGCAATACCCGTTCCGGGATTTTTAATGTTTTGACCTTTATTTGCAGCATCAACACCAGATTGTGCAGCTTTTTTTGCTCTGTTAATTGCAGCACCGGCAAGAGCAGCCCCGCCCGCTGCAAGTCCAGCAACAACTAATGGTGCGATCTCAGCAATCTGTTCTGTTTCTTCCTTCATCTTCTCGCGTTTTGCCTTTGCTTTTGCGAGAGTTCTTTCTCTTGCAGCTTCCTGTTCAGACTTAGGAATATTAAACATATCTCTATCGGTCTTCAATCTTTCCTGTGGGGGAATGACTTTAGCTCTAATTTTTCTACGATTTAAGAGGTACTTATCAGACTTATCGTGATCTCCGTCGTTATCAATATCCTTATCTTCTTTACCTACTGGATCTAAAGCTTCTTCCACCTTTTTCTTCTTATCTGCAGCAATCGCAGCACCTACAGTAGCTCTTCTCTTCTTTAAATAACTATCTGAGGAATCTGAATCACCATCATTATCCACATCGTCGTCTTCGTGACCGACAGGATCTAATTTTTTAGCTGCCTTAGCTTCTGCAACGATACGCGAAAATTCTTCCCAACTAGCCATTTATTTTGTAGAAATACTGCTAGTTTTATTTATTCTTTTTCCCCTTGCGGAATTTATCGTAAATAGAAGCAATTTTAACGCCAGTATAACTTCGTACCTCTTGACCTGGAGTTAATGACTGGACATACTCTCTATACTCATCTGTTCCGATCTCATGAGGATTCTCAACAAGATCCTTCAACCAAGATTTGAACATCACGCCATCTTCAGTGACACAAATGACATAATTTGTTCCTCTACGAATCACTTCTCCTCTGAGTCCAGTGTTCATATTTTCAACGAGATTTCCAACCTCATAAATGTGATCTACGAGATATGCATCTCTCATGCCTTCTTCATCAAGTTTAGGAGCAATCTCCCATACCTCAGTTCCTTCTTCAATGTTCATAGATCTGCGAAGAACATTAAATAGTTCAAGTTTTTCCATATTACCAAGAGTATCTGGAACACCCTTAGCAAACTTAACAAAATCTCCTTCGGCGGCCGCAAGTCTCAACTTAGATGCAGACATTCCAGTTACATCGTCCGAATCGGGATCTCTATCGCCTGCAGAAACTACTTCAAGTTGATCATAATTATAAAGTTCACCGTTATACTTATGACTTAAACCTTGGAACTCACCAAGTCTATCTTGACCAACCATAATAATCATGTTGGTATGACCCTCTTCATTTGCACCGGTCAAAACATTGAAGATCGTCTTTGCACCTTTATCATCAACAATATTATCTGCGTAATCTGGGAACATTTGACGCATGTAAGAAATCTTCATTTGTGGAGTCAGAGGATTCTTTTTAGCGTCTTGAGAACGAGATGGATAAATTCTTAGTTCATAACCTCTCTTATCTGCTTCCTTTGCGGCCTTATCAAGAAGTTTTTGGTGTCCAATTGTTGGTGGATTAAATCTACCGAATACTACAACAACTCCAGGCGCTTCTGGAACTGGAACTTCTGCAGGAACTTGTTCTGGTGCAGGTTCTTGTTGTTCTGGTGGAACTTGTTGTTGTGTTTGAGCTACCTGAGTCTGTTGAGGTTCTTGTGCAACAGGTGCAGGTTCTTGTGTAACGGCTTGCGATTGAACTGCTGCAGGTTGAGGTTGTGATGGAGAATCTTTTTGTCCTGGAGTATTATCACTACCAAAGAACTTTAGTTTTCCCTGAACAGTTTTTGCGACAAACTCACCATTTTTATCATACCATCCTCCATGGCCATCTCCAGTCAAACCGAGTCTTTTGGCTTCAGCAGATGCAGAGGTCTCTCTAGCTTCTATGAGGAAGTTACTGAAATTTTTCATTATTAATATAGTTAGGATTCCTTAACCTATAGTTATTTATTTAGAGTTTATATAATAGATCCCCAGACTCAACATAAGATCTCATCACTATCTTCTTTGTTCCCGATTTATCGGATGAACTAGCGTCTGTTCTATATCTAAATTGGATCAATTTATATGCACTTCCAGTACCCTTTCCCTTTTGATGAACAATGATTTTCGGATCAGATCCAGTAGCATCATAAGTAACATCAAAATCTTGAGCCTTTACATTATCAATGAATTGTTGTCCAAATTTTTGAGTATATTGACTACCACCTGTAGTAAATTTTACTAATTCAACTCCGCTCTCATTTTTTGTGGCCTTTTCTATGCAATATCTAGCTAACTGTTCTTTGAATGCAGGACTATCCAACTTCGTCTTAAGTTGATCTGTTACTGATGCGAATACTTCTTTAGCTACTTTTTTTAAGGCCGCAACTTCTTTTGAAGATAAAATAGATTCTCTAGAATCAAATCTCTTACCCAAGATGTCTGGAAAAACAGATTTAACTTCATTTTCAAACATTTGTTTGAATTGTGCATAATTATTCAAACCCAATGGATCAAAAATTTTTCCGAAGTTTTCAAATTCTAATCCGACCGCTTGTGCAAATTGTGGTGCATCATATTTCAATGAGATCTTAGTATCACCACCCAGTTTCTTACCTTTATGTTTAATCTCAACCAATAAGTCCACCTTGGTTCCCTGTTGGTTTTCTGTTCCAACACCTCGAATACTAATATTATCTTCTGCAAGATTTATTGATAATCCATATGCTTTTGCCCGTATCTGAGGGTCTTGATTAACTTTTACAACTGCAGAATTGAAAATGTTTGCAACCTTACTCCAATTTCCTCTGCTTGTTAAAAAATTCATATCTGGAGCAGGTATTGCTACAGATATATTGATGTTATCAAAAATATCCGCCGACTTCATTTCTTTTTTATCAAAATCCCTTACTTGATAAGAAGCTGACCCAGATACAAGTTGGCCCAATACTTCCTGAACATCAGCAACATTTACAGGTTTCATATTTCCAATATTAACTGATTTTTTATCTTTTTTGCCTCCTTTAAAATCAGATTCAGTAAATCTTTTTTTAAACCTTGCTCCTACTGCTGCCGCAAGAATTGCTTCTGAAATATTACCTTTGTTATATTCTACAGGCATAGAGATTAAAAAAACCCTTCCAAATATTTATGGAAGGGTTTTAAATTATTTGTTAGCAATATAATTTTCCATTGCCTCATCAAGATTCAAAAGAACTTCACGAATATTGGATATTCGCTTTGGTTCTGTAGGGCCTTCGGCATAACCTTTCTGAGCATCAATCAAAGCCATAAGAACCTCACTTGATTCTTCAAAAGTCATCTCAAGAACTACTTTCGTTTTCACAGATCACCATCCACACGATTCTCGGAATAATAAGGATCAAAAGAACCACCAGGATAACGCTTTTCAAGTTTAGTTACATTTCCTGCAATGACTTCATCGATAGTAACTCCAAGAGCCATGCAAGCTTGTGCAACATACCACATAATATCACCAAGTTCAATGATAAGGTGATGTCGGTTATCTTCATTAAATGGTTTGCCTTGAAAAATCATCTTCTTAATAATCTCAAGGAATTCGCCACCCTCAGCATTGATACCAACACCCGCAGTCAGAAGTCGTTCAATATTTGCACCTTTCTCATCCAGTTCCACAAGACGATTGGAAAGAGCAAGGAAATCTGTAGACGCTTCAGAAGTCACTGCATCTACGAAATGAGTGTATTTTGCAAAGTCAATATTTTTAGTCATCAGAATTTAAATCCCTCAAATGATTTTTTTGGTCCAGTTTTCTTTTCTTCATAAGTATACTCCTCATCTTGTCCAGAGTCAAGTATGTCCGCTTGAGCACTCTGTTCACAATCATAGAGGCGCATCTTTGCACGATCAATACCAACAACAAATCTCTTGTTAATGGTAGGATCATTATAACGATTCTTCAATTGTTTCACCATAATCTGTCCCAACTCTTCAAGCTCTTCTGTACTAATAAGGGCAAACATAAGATCAGCAGTAGCAGGGAGACCAAAGGATTCAGAAGTATCAGTAAGTTCAACATCAGAAGAACCATAACCTGAACGAGTGGTCTGAGTAGCGGAAACAATTGGGACATTAAACTCCACTGCGAGTCCCCTAAGTTCCTCAGCAATAGCTTTGATATACGAATAAGAGTTGACAGAAAGATTACCCTTATACCGAGAGGAAGCACAAATATTAAGGTAATCAATGAAAATAATATCAGGCTTAAATGACTTCTTAAGTGCAAGTTCATTAAGAAGTGACTTAAAGTGTCCACTATGAGCAGATGCAGTGGGATACTCTTTAATTATAAGAGTACCTTGAGTTTTCTTAGCAATATTACTAACTTTTGTCTCAAACATTTGACGAGGAAGTTTTTCAATCTCTTGAATATTCACATTCAGAAGATTGGAATCAATCCTTTCCGCAATCCTCTCTTCAGCCATTTCCATGGTAATGTAAAGGACATTTTTACCACGAAGAAGAACAGAAGAAGCAAAGTGACACATAAAAAGTGACTTACCCACACCAGTGCCTGCAAGAGCAATGTTGAGAGTTTTATTAGGAAGACCACCCTTTGTAACCTTGTTGAAGAATTCCAAATCAAAAGGAATCTTTTCTTCGGTTTGGTGATAGAACTCATATCGTTCTTCATAGTCCTGAAGATAATCGTGACCTACATTTCGGTCAAAACTTACAGCAAGAGCATCAGAAAGAATTGAAGGAATTGCATCCTTTGTTTTTTTAGAATCCTTACCATCAACGATAGCAATAGATTCCATCAATGCAAGATAGATGGCTTTATCACGACACCACTTTTCAGTAGTATCACATAACCAACCAACATCCAGTGCAGAATTATCTAGGTTTCTTACATATTCAGTTAGTTCTTTGTAAGTATTTTCATTTAGATCACTACGATTCTCAATCTCAACCAAAAGAATCTCATTGGTTGGAAGTTTATTATACTTGAAAATAAAGTTACAAATTTCCTCAAAAACTACTTTCTCAGTATAGTCTGTAAAATATTCGGTTCTAATAAATGGTAGAACTTTGCGAGAGTAATCTTCATTAAAAGCAAGGCTCCTGAGAATTGTAGTTTCAACCCGTTCCATTAGTAATAGTGGCAATAAGTGGACATAATGTATTTGATTCCTTTATTAACTCTCAATCCAGCATGAGGATACTGCCAAGTTGGAGGAAACACCATAACTGATCCTTTCTTCGGAACAATCTTTTTATTGTGATGAGGAAACTCAGTTTCACCACCAGTGAAATCATCATTCAAATAATATAAGAAAGCTAGATACCTTCTTGCAGATGCATGATCTTCAACATCCACATGAATATCAAATCTATCGTGACTACGAGAATGATATTTCTTGATACGAAACTCCTCTAAGAAGAGTCTTTGTGGATACCATCTAGTGTAATCCGAAAACTCTTTTTTGTAAAGATCAAGAACATTCTTAGTAATAATAGAAAGTACTTGAATATTCTCTGGATGTTTTTGATTGATATTCAGTTGAGTAAAGTTTGGAGTTCCTTTGTTATTGATAATTTCTTTGTATCCACTTACATCAAATAAGTGAATTAATGTTTCACATGTTTTTTCGTCAAGGACATTATCATATACCTTGATGAAATCATCCATAACAAAACTCTTTCTGTGCAATTTCATCTAAAGCCTGCATCACTTCTGGAGTAAAATATTCCTCTGGATTTGCGAGGATTTGTTTTGCGTAGATCTTCTTTCCGTCAATTTCGTATCTACCTGCGACATTTTTCCAAAGTCCGCCAATCTCACCGAGTTCAAGAAGACCATAATAACGATCAAGACCACGCTCATCATAATAAAGGCGTACCTCAACATCCTTATTCTCCTTACTCAAACGAGACTTAGCAGTCTTAGCCTTGATAATGTTTCCAACTACTTCTGTTCCATCTTTCTCTTTTTTCTTACTGAGATAGATGATAGTAGAAGCGGCATACTTAAGACCACTACCACCTCCCATCTCCTTAGTAGGAACATAAGCACCGATAACATCATAAGTGTGATTCGTAACTAACATTGGAATATTAGCTTGTCCAAGTTTCAAAGTAATCATCCTGAATGCACCTTTGACCAACTGAGATTTGGTCATGTCCCGAACTTGTTTATCGTTCAGTGCATCAGTGATCTCTTTTTCTGTGGAAAGCATTCCCAATGAGTCTAACACAAACATGCAGGGTTTGCGTTCCCCTTCAGGTTTTTTTAAGTATAGGTCTACCGCTTTGAGCGCTTTACCACGAAACTCCTCCACTGTAACAACATTAACAACAACGAGACGAGTAGTATCAATTCCACGGGATTCTACGAGAGATTTGGTAATAGCAGCTTCAGTATCAAAGTAGAGACAATAACCATCGGGGTGAGTATCAAGGAAATTCTTAACCACAGCGAGAGAAAAGAAAGTCTTTCCAGTACTAGACTCTCCAGCAATAGCAGTAATCTTATTGCCAGATACACCACCAAATATGCTACCTGAAACCAGTGCATTAAAAATGTACGAACCTGTGTCAACATAAGTCTCAGTCTCATCAATATCAGAAGCGAGTTTGGTATACTCTCCCCCAATTTCTTTTACAATATCTTTTAAAAAGTCCATTAAGCTACCATCCCGTATTGTTCACGAAGAATTTTTTTGTAAGGAAGATTCTGTTCTCTAAGTTCCTTTACGAGTTTAAGTTTTTGATAAAGTGCCGTATTTCCACCCAGAGTCAGGGCACTTATAATTGTATTCAGCTCTTCATCATTAATAGGCAGATCCATTCATTCCTCCAAGTTTTTAGACTCTGTGCATATAACCCAATTATACCTCTTTTTAAGCTGATTTGCAAACCAATATGCAGTGGAAGCTGTCTCAAATAACTTCCTGTTTTTGACTGGAGACAATTCTCCAGGTTCAGCCCAAACCACTACATATTTACTCATCCAAAGAAAGACTCCAAACTAATAGTTTTTTCAACAGACCATCCGATAGAATCAAGAATAATCTTCATTGGTTCCACAAAAGACTTGTTAAACTGAGTATCGTAATCAATATACTTATCCAGTCCAAGTTCCTTTGGAAAATCTTGAATGAATGCCATCACATTTTCTTGAATTGGATTAGGAACTTTCAAATAAAGAAACTTGATCTTTTCCCCACTTTGAATCGCTGGATATTTTTTATCCAATCCAGCTTTCTTAGTATAGTGATTGTAAAGGATTGCACCTCTAACATGAAATGGTACACCCTTATTGTACATATGCGTTCTAGACACCCACTTATTGATCTCAGAAACACTACGAGGGAATGCAATTTCTTCAGGTTGAAGAGATTTAAATTTCTTACGAGCATCCTCAATAAAATCAATCACATCATCCTCACCTTTTGTCATGATGATATCAATAGAATCTTTAATCATCTTACGACATGGTGCAGGAGTTGAAGTTTTGATGGCTTCAATACCCATCATCTTCAGTTTTGGTTTCTCATAACGAACACCCTCAGAGTCCCAGACACGAAGAATGTATCGTTTCTTACCAGTCCAGATGCCCCTCTCTGCGATGTTCTCGCGTTTCATGTACATCTTCTGGTCGTATGCATTCAAGTAGTCGGCCAGTTCTTGGTAAGAACTTTCAATATACTTTTCAAGTTCCAACGAACAGACCTTATCAAGGAAAGTAACAACTTCATCAGTAGTTTTCTCTCTCCCTTTGAATACAGCGTCAACAAAAGGACCCATATTAATATAAATGGAGTCAGTATCCATAGCAATAACATAATCAACCTCCTGAGTTTTGAGAACCTTATTCATATAAGAGTTCATTTTTTCCTCAATCCACTGAATTGCAACTTGTCCAGACAGAGTAATCGCCTCCGCATTTGCAAGTTTGTAATAACGAAAGTACTCATTACCAATCGCACCATAAGCGGAGTTAAGTGCAATCTTTTTAGCCATCTGAATATTATCACAACGAGAAATCTCCTTCTCCAATTCTTTGGTTGGAGTTTTCTCATAAGCTTTCTTCGCTTCAATCATCTTCTTTTTGAAGATAACCCTTTCGTTATACATCTTCTCCATGAGTTCTGGAAGGAACCCACGAATATCTTTACGATACATTGCACCATTGGCACAAACTGCATAGTCCTTATACATCTCAAAGGTCAGTTCTTTCTTCAAAACCTTATCAACATTGACATTGGGATGACGAGTATCAAGAAGAGTTTCTGGTGAGATGTTGTATTGCATAATCAAATGCGGATACAGAGAGTTAAGGTCAAAGTTTACAACCCATTCATACATTCCTGGAGTTGGTTCTTTAACATATGCACCTGCATACTTTTCATCCTTAGTATTGCGTTCCTTTTGTGGAATCACAATCTTTTTCTTGAGAAGATAGTTATAGATAATCGCATCCCAAGTACGAACCTGATATGCAATATCATTGAAGTTTACCTTTGCGTCAAATGCACGGGTGAAACAAAGGTCAATCAACTTAAGTTTATCCTCAAGTCTGTCTACCAGTTCCACATCGACGATGTTGTACTCTACAAACTTTTGCCAGTTATTGGAATAGAAGTCACGGAAAGTATCATACTCGGAGTGATCCAACTTGTTTTGACCCAACTCCATGAACGCAATATGATCCAATCGGTAGCTTTCCTGATTAGGAGTTGCAGGAGATTTCTTGTAAAGATCCAGATAATCAATAATAGAAACACCCGCAATGTCAACACTAAGTTGTTTGCGACCAGAGATTGTGACTTCATTGACACGAACAATATTCCATGGAGAAAGCTTCTTTGCAGCCTTCTCTCCCATCAATCGTGAAATACGACCAACAAGATATGGAAGGTCATAAAGTTCGCAGTTCCAACCAGTAATTACTTCTGGAGTATTACTCTGCCACCAATCCATGAAAGAACCGATAAGAGCATACTCATCCTTACAATAAATGTAATTTACATTCTCCTGCGTGACCTTTGCAGGACGAGAACCAAATGTAGTAATCTGTTTAGTATTATAGTCCTGTACCGTAACCAACAAGAGTTCCTCGGCGCAATTAAAGACATCAGGAAATCCACTTTCAGCAGCAACCTCAATGTCAATTGTAACCAGTTTGATTTTATTAATATCAAACTTAATCTCATCCTCTGGATATTTCTCCGCAATATACTGATAAATGAATCGATCATTTCCATATACACGGAATCCATCTACACCAGAATACTTTTCAAGAAAATCCCTACAATCTCTAATCGTACCAGGGCGAATTGGTTCTACAGCCTGACCATCCAGAGTTTTATATTCACTCTTCTTTTTTGAGGGAACATAAAATGTAGGATAAAACTCGTCTTTTACCGTAAAATGTTTTCCGTTTTCATAACCTCGGACAAGGATATCATTACCAAGAAGAAAGACATTCGTATAAAATTTCATTGAGTAAGGTTCAAATAATCATTAAGTAGTTGTTCTTTGGGATCAACCAAAGTCAAGATCTTATCAGAGGATATCATAATTGCATCAGTTGAATCAGTCAACTCATACAACCATGGAGTGAGTTTTTTATCAAAAATCTGATAAGGATTTACCAATTTGCAATCAGGTTCCCCAAGTTCAGATACTACTGCTGTAATTCTTGAAATTAAAATTGTTCCACTAACTAGAACAATAACTTGCACATCATCCATCTTTTTCTTCAGTAATTACTTCAAAATTTTCAATCAAAGTTGTATTATCATCATCTTCTTCATCAACTATAGGGACATTAGACCAAATATCTGCAATTGAATTTTCAGGTCTAACTGTTTCCGTAGTTACTGCGTTCATCTTTTCTTCGTAAGAAGATTTGATCCATTCATGTGGATTAACAATCGTTACTACCCATTTTGGATCTACTGCAACTTTTTTATCTGCAGATAAGACAATCCAGGGAGAAAACGCAACTTTATGTTCTACCTCAGCATCTAATCCCAAACTATTTTCCATCAATAGTTCAGGAGTTAACAACCGTGCGATATATGGGTTTGAAAATACTAACGAAACAACCTCATCATCTTCATTTACCAACTCCATAATATCTGCAATTACTTGTTCACCCGATTTTAAAAGTGCTAATTTAACAGCCATAATTACTCCATACCTCTTATTACGATACCACAAAAAAATGGGGGTGTCAACTGGATTTTGCCAGTTGAACCCCAGCGGCCGACGATATTCAATGAATATTTATGCGCCGTCTCCATCTGCGGAATTACCAGATCCACCCCCGCCTGGATTCTTAGGCATAGCTTTTCCTGCAGGGACTACTTTTGATTTTCCAGTCAACGGATTGTAGATTTTATGCCTAACGGCAGCAGGGTAAGAAATCTGTTTAATGTTTCCGACTTGTTCTAAGAACTGCTTAAAGGATTTCATACACCTTTCGTTTCTGATGTTCAGGAATAATCCTATTTAGTTTGACATGGAGTAATCCATCTTCAAACTTGACATCGGAAACTTTAACATCGTCAGAAAGTGTCCAGGTTCTCGTAAAGGCCCTCTTTGCAAGACCATTGTGAAGATATTCCCCTAATTCAGAAGTTTCCGCCTTCTTCGCTTCAACGAAGAGTTTATTCCATTCAGTGAAAACTTCAATATCTTCTTTTTTGTATCCTGCAAGAGCGATCTCTAAACGGAACTCCGTCTCACTCTCCTTAATCAAATTGTATGGTGGATAGTTTGTTGATGTTTCATGAACCGTTCCCAAACGGTGAAACCATTCATCCATACCAATACTATATTTTTCAATATCATTTAAAAATTTGTCAATGTTAGCCGTATTGTACTTAGCGAGTAACATGATAGACCTCCTTAAGCGTCTGTTTGGTTTAAATTACGGATCCGAGGACTCCGCTTTAGCGTATGGGCAGTCATTTGACCAGACCCATCGTTATTATATATCAAGACATTAAAAAAGAGGAAGGGTGTAAAACCGATCCTCTTTTGTGGTGTATTCCGAATATATCAGGCGTCCACCTTCTTTTTCTTACCAATATTATACTTACTCTCAAGAATCCAATCCCCCTTATCCTTATAAGAAAGAACTTTGATTTGATTGAGAGGAGCTACATCAGTAATAGAATCTGGTTTAACAATGGTTACCAATCCCCAATCAGAAATTAGATTAATAATTCTATTGCGTCTTTGAACATCATTTACTGTTAGATTTGCATGTTTGCCGTCAAGAGCAAACAACTCTTTAAAGTGAACAATGTAATAACGACCCTGTTTATGCAGGATGTGACATGACTGATAAATTTTCTTTTCCTTGCGCGAGGCAACACCGATACGAGTGAGTGTCTCACGGACTTTTAGGAAATCGTCTGGTTCATTCAGAACCACTTCCACCATTTGGTCTTGCGACCAATTGACTTCTGGTTCAACAAAGGTACTCATCTTTTGCCTCCAACATCAAGTTTTGATTTAATATAATTAATTTGGTCTTTTGTTAGAATTTTCAGTGCTTGTTGGGCCTTTTCATTACTATAACCATAGTATGATTTGACTGCATCAAGGTCTTGAATCTTCTCTTTTTTAAGCCACGGAGAAAATCTTTTCCGTTTCCTGACACTATTTAGTAAAAAATCATATTGCAACTTTGAAGGCAGACCATGATTCATGTTCATCTCATTCGCAAACATAATCGTGTCAATATGACCTGACATACATTTATTGACAACAAACGCAGGATATTTCTTTTCCCACTGGGGATCTGAGTCATCCATCAAATACTCTTTACTGAAGTTGATGGAGTTCAAATAATCTTTTAGTTCGTAACTCATCGGATAATATCAATAGATTCGGGGTTCTTATTCCAAGTTTCAAGTTCAGTACGAAGACC